CAACAATCAAAAAAACGACATTTTATAAAATTTTAAAATAATTATTGAGAAAACTAATAATTTTTAATTAAAAGCTCTTTATATTCTCTTCCATTAGGGCAATAGTTGTTTATTCCTTTTTGTCGCGATATTTCAATAATATCAAAGCCTTTATAAAGTTTTCTGATGTAATCTGAATCATCATAGGATAATAAAAATTTACCTTTAAGGTTTTTTAAGATTTTAGCCAGTTTTGCGTGCTCAAAATCCTTTGTAGAGCAAACTTTATACCCTTCACCTGTTGAATACGGCGGATCAAGATAGAAAAAATTTTGTCCGTTGTCATAAGTTTGAATTAGGTCTAAGGCGTTTTTGTTTTCAATATTTACCTTATCTAGCCTTTTTGATATTTCCATAACCCTTTCTATAATGCCACCCGCAGATTTAACCCTCGTTGCAAATACTGTCCCCTTTGCACCAAATGAATAATTTATGATATACAAAAACTGTGCTGCTTTTTGAACATCCGTAATGCCTCCAAAATTTAACTGCTGTTCAAATTGCGTCCTGCTTGATAACATACAACACATTTGCCGCGCAAGTTCGCAAGGATGATACTTAACCACATTGAATAGATTTACAAGCCTTGTGTCAAGGTCGTTGTAAATTTCAAGCTCTGCCCATCTATATTTATAGAATAAAACCCAACCCCCACCACCAAAAGGTTCAATATATCCTTTGATATTATTGGGGATTAATTCAGCTATCTTTTTTCTTAACAGGCGTTTTCCGCCAATCCAAGAGATTAAATATTTATATTTTGTCATAATTCAGCTACCTTTCTTCATTTTTGATATGATTTTAAATGTGGGTAGCTATGGCACTATAGCTATTCTCATAATGGTTGCCGCCGTTATGAGAACTTGGGGCATTTTGCCCCTTGCCTGCGATTTTTTATGTTTATTCAATTTTCAACGTTCAAAAGAATTTAAACCCGTTTTAATTGATATTTAAAACCCTGTTAAAACGGGTTTAAATTGTGTCATGTGTTATGGTGAGAGCGAGTAGTAAAATATAGCACTACAGCTTCAAGCTGGCGTTTACATTATTTTTTGCATAAATGCGTGAAAGATGATTTTGCACCGTGCGTGTTGAAATATTAAGTTTTTCCGCTATATAGCGGGGCGGAAGCCCTTCTGCTAAAAACGACATAATCTTTCTTTCTCTTTTTGTTAAAAGCATTTAAACCCTCTCTAAATACCACTTGATTTTCCCCCGGATAAAATCTCCGGTTTGTTTTGCGCCTCCTGTAATATCCGGCAAGGTTCTAAGGTCAATTTTTCCGACATTTTGCTTTAAATAATCGTTCCAAGAAAGTAAATCTATAATTAATTTACCTTCACAATCAGCATTTGTAAGGCTTTTACCTGCTTTTTTGGTTTGATAATTTCTAACCATTTCGCCAATTTCAGCATGGGTATAAAATTTATCAATATTTAAGCCTAATTCTTTTATTTTAATTGCACAAGCCTTATAAAAAGCCTCAATTTGCTTAGCTTTGATGGGGGTTTGAGATAAACCGCCACAGCAAGAGATATTATATGTTATTGAATTCATCCCGCCTGTGGATGCTGTTTGCCCTTGTGGCTTACCATTATGATGTTTGCCATTGCCGTCAATCAATAATTGATAACTCTTTAAATCATCGATACAAGGGCTGTATGCCCCCGCTGTCCAGTGGCCAATGAGATATTTTACTGCCATTTTACCCCCTTATGCTGCCTGTGCTTCATTTTTGGGTTGATATTGATGCAGTTTTTGAACTGCTTTTTCAATCAAGCAATCTGCAAGTTTTATCAGGGTTTGTTTGAAAAAAGGTATCATAGGTTTTAGGTAAATTGGCAGTTTTGACAATAAAAAATCAATTGCAAGCTCTTTTTTAGCTGCACCCGTTCCAGACCCCAATAAGCCCTCTGCATAGTTAACAGCTTTGTTTGCAAGCCTTTTAAATGTTTCATTCGCTTTTGTAATAATAATTTCTTTAAATTTCATAATTCTTAAATCCTTTCTTTTTTGTTTGTTATAAAATTTTTGTATGTTAGAAATTTTTAAACTTGAAAATAAGCAAAAAGAGCATTTACATTGTTTTTATTGCGGGAATAAAAAACCTGAATTTTTAATACGGATTAATTCAAAAATAGCTAATGCTCATATTGCATCCAGTATTTGTCAAGGTTGTCTTGATGAATTAAAATCAGAATTTAATCAGGAATTTAAATATTTGTGCGGTTTGAGAGATACAGAGGTTAATATGAGCTGCTGTTCAGCTCCGACTTTTTTTCCTCCTTTAGAACGCTAGCTCTAGCTAAATGCTTTCAAGCTCTTGCAGTTCTTCTCTTAACCCCTCTGCTTGTTTTTCAAGCTCTGCAAGTTGTTCGGTTTCACCTGCTCGAAGCGGGCGAATTGTTTTATAGTCTAATTCTTCAAGCCGCGCTTTAATTTCAGCTATTCTTGTTTCTCTTTTTTCCTGTTCTTTTACCTCTTCTGATTTCATAGGACATTTATTTGAGAGATACCATTGATTATCTATATCAGATTGTTTAATATCTACTTTCTTCATTCCTTTTGACATATAGAATCTTTCATTGTTTCCTTGTCCTATACCTTTTACTAATCCTGTTTTTTCATCTATTGATTGAACATATTTAAGCATAATGTTAATTAATCCTTTCGTTATTAACGTTTTTTATTGTTTTTGTTAATAAGGTTTTTTAATTTAATATCACCGTATTTGAAATTTAATCTTATCTTTCATTATTTTTATTCTTTTATTTTTAAATTAGTTTCATTTACTGTTCTTCCATTGCCCCAATTAATGGATAACATATTTCACTTACACTTGTGCAATCATAAGTTATCTTAATTACATCATTAGGTTTAATGTAAATTGGAGTAAAACCACTTTCTCCATAGTTAGTTCCGATGTCAAAACGTTCCACTCCATTTATAAATACGTGGCAACCTTGTGAACCTACTTGTTGTAGCTTCCAATACGGATTTACATACATTAGATAATAATCATCTGATACAAATTCTAATCCTTTATCTATTCCTGCAGAATAATCTGGTATCATCCAGTTTATTATTTTTTCTTTATCATCCTTAATTAAAGAATTGTCTTTAATTTCTTTGATTTCAGGGTTAATATTGTAAGGGTTGCATTTAATTATGCCACCACTTTTGATTTTGGCGGGCATTGAATTATTACTCATTTATTCCCTCGCTTTCATTCTGTATGTTTTCAAGCTCCTGTAATTCTTCTCTTAATTCCCCTGCTTTGTTTTCATAATCCATAAGTTTTTCTATATCTTCAGGGTTTGGAGTTTCTTCATTTAAAATACAAAGAGAAATTGCCCTTGAGCTTCTTTGTGAGGAAATATCTATTTCTTCAAGCTTAGCTTTAATTTCAGCTATTTTTACCTGTCTTTCAGCTTCCTTTGTTTCTGTTTCAATCTCAAGTTCTGTTTTTTTAACCACTTCATTATTTTTAATTTTAAAATGCTGCGGATTTTGCTTGATTAATTCTGCAATATCTTTTAAAACAACAAAACCATCTTTGATTTCACCTATTTTTGTAATATTTTGAATATTAAATTCTGCAGTAACAAGCTTAAAGTTTTTTCTGTAATCAGGCTCCACCACCCATTTATTATTTTCAACATCAAAAACCGCTGCTTCATTTTCTTTTAATTCAGGAGGCTCAATACTTGTTGCGTAAGCGGGTATCAAAGGTACAAATTCACCCTTGAGTCTTGTTTCTTCCGGGTCTTTATCTGCCATCATTGAAAAAGTAAATTCTTTTGTGTCTTTATCATAATGATAAATATTCATATTCATAGTTGTATTTCTCCTTATTATTTAATTCTTTTATCTATCTGTAGCGGGTTTTAACCCTGCATTTTATTGAAGGAGGGCGTACTGTTGCCCCGTCTTGATAGATGGGGTTTGAGTTGTGAGCATTAAATGAAAAACCCTGTGTGTTATTTTTAGCTCCTGCTACCTGTGAAAGATTATTTGAATAATAACTTTGTTCAAAAACTCCACTTTTGGCTAAAATTCCGCTATCAAACAAACCTCTGGCATTAAGAGTTCCGGTAATATTCGGCAATGTCGGTTCTAAATACCCAAAGCTTCCATCAGGGCTGCTCCAAGGTGTTTTCTCCCTGCAATCAGGTAATACAAAGTTTTCAGGGTCAATAGGGGTTCCGTAATCATCACCATAAATCTCATAAAGCTTACCATACGCTATTTTTGAAACCTCAGCCCCTTCAAGCCATATCCACCCATCATCAAGCTTATTTGAAAATGTTGGAACGGGGTCGCCAATTTCATTACCTATAATATTTTGAATATTATATGGGTTGGTCATTAATTTACCCCCCCCCCCCGATTTGGGCGGTTTCAGAGTTTTCTCCTCCTTTAGCAGGTGCAGCAGGTATGGTATAAACCCCGGCTTCAACTTCATTTGTTATTTGCCAAGCCAAACCCGGGTCGTCTTCTAATGATGCTCCATATTCCTCTAAACAATAAACCAAATGCGGCGCAACTGATAAATCTTGCCATAAATCGTATAAATTAGGGTCTTTAGGCGAGTTTTTCTGCCTGTAAACCTTACCGCCCCCAACACTAAAGAATATTAACTCACCATTGCGGTCGGCTACTCTTAGGCTGTAAGTTCCTGGCACAAAATCTGTCACATCTAAAGTTAAATCCTTTTGGATTGTAACTGTTTTCCCGCTCCCATCCGTATACGCTGCAGGGCTTTTAAGAGTAATTATTTTCTTTTCAACTGTTGCAGGCTCTTCCTCTTCGGTTTCAGACGGCACAGTTTCCGTCACTGTACTTAATTGAAGCAGTGCTGCATTCCCGTTTTCATCCACTGCACCGGAATTAAAGCAAAAGGGAGCAAAGGTTGATGGTAAATGTTCTAACGGCACCTTAGCTTCATCATCCAAAGGCGCATATCCGCCTGCCTTGCCTTTTTCTTCAAGTAGCTGATACTCTTCCAATACCTGCCTTGTAACCAAATTGCCTGAATCATCAATTATAATTGTGTTTATAATCATATCAGACAATTCAATTTGAATTTCAATATTCAAAGTTTTATTGCTTGAGCTATCCGCCTTGGTTTTGAAGGTTTCAGGATACTTTGCAACCGCCCAAAGTTTACCTTCAGAACTGAAAAGCCCTACTTCCCTTATAGTGTAATCCCCTTCGCTTGGCGGAATTTGAAAACAAAAATATAAGTAACCTGAAGCATTACCCTTTGGCGTTTTTTTACCTTGTGCAAAGATATTACCTTCGTATTTCTGGTTTTTTAAAGCGGTCTGGGTTTTTTCGGGCTCATAATAATTGCCGTTACTATCGCCCACCGCCATTTTAGCAGGTTCAAAACTCCGGTTATTTGCAACGCAATCTAAGACTTCAATCATACCTTCTGTGGTTAATACTGCATAAAATTGTTCTGTCATATTTGCACTTCCTTTGTCTTTATAACAGTGGTTTCAAGGGTTGAAACCCTTGCACCGATATAAACTTTTGCCTTTGAACATAAAAAATAATTAATTACATCTAAAATCCTGGTTAAAGGCTTATAATTGTTAATCATTTCTTTAATTTCAGCCTCAAAGTTATCATCTAACCCCCGATCATAAATATTTAGAAATTCCACCCTAAAATGCCCGATACGTCCGTCATATTCGTCCCATTCTTTGATATCAGCTTCAATGTTTAAAGTCTGCAAAGCTTTTTTAAGTGCCGGGATACTGCCTTTTTCTGCGTGCAGCTGAGGTGAATTTTTGATTAAATTTTGTTTTTGTTCCTTTGTTTTTGCTAAATTCCATCCTTCATATCCCATAATATGGTTTTCCTTGCCCAAAATTGGAAGCAAGGTTTCGTTGACATTTTCAACCGGGCAAAGTAAAAGTTTTTTAAGGTCAATTTTAAAAGCCTCTTTCATACAACTTTCAAGAGCTAAATTATGCTTATCCTGCAACACTTGAGGCAGCAATGAATTATTACTCATCTGTCACCCTTTCATAAGTTATATTGCCGATTGTACCCTTATATGCCGTATCAATTTTAGCCAGCATGTTTGAAGTCGGCTTTGTAACTTTAAAATCAAAAACGCCGTCAATAGAATTTATGTAAGACACTATATGATTTTTAACAACGGATTTTTTTAAAAACAGATTAACACCGCTTAAATACTTATTTAAAAGCTCATTAACATTCTTTTTAACAGTTTCTTCATCCGCATTTTTTCTAAGATAAACTTTGCCGTTTATTGCAAATTCTTCAATCTTTGCAAACTGTGGCAATGGGTAATCACAAAGCGGCTTAACGGGTTTTAAGGCATCTGAAACTTTATCCAAAAGCCCTTCAACTTCTGTGCCATCTTGCGTTAAAATATGCAAAAATGTTCTATATGGGTGCGGCACGGTGACTTTAATCTTTGAACCCGCTTCAAGCGCCTGATTTAAAGTGATTTCAACCTCACCCTCTTTATAATTGCAAACGATATTAAAGAGAGCCGTTGTTATTTCATTCGTTGTCATAACGGTTTCAGTTTCACCGATTTTAATTTTTATATCATCTTCAGGCACTTCGCACTGCACATCTTTAATTAAAGAATCAACAGATTTTGTGAAATAAATATATGCAAGCTCAGGACCCGCAACGGAAAACCCTTCAGGGGATAATAAAATCCTTTGAATATAGTCTTTATCTTCCTCGTCTTCAAGGCGCGGACAGTTTTTTTGATTGCCTAAAAAGTCTAGAATTGGTGCCCTTGAGTGTTCTACAAGGTTAAGTTTACAAGCATCATTAACCTGGGCTTTAATTAGGTTTGCATAATAAACCATTAACTCAATTAAAATCCTTGTATCATGGGCAATCTGCACCTTTGTATCGGTGTCTTTTTCAAACTTTTCAATTAAATGTGCCTCATCTGCTTTTGGGTCAATTTTTATAAATTCAAGGGCTGCGTGAGCCGGTGTGAAAGGGGAAGGTGTTGAGCCTTGCCCTGAAACACTACGTTCTGACATCATTATACGTAAACCTCCACAAAATCACTGTTTTCATCTTCTTTGCAGGTAAAATAAATTGTCATTTTTATTTGTCCATCTTCTGTGAAATCACCAACAACCTCGGAAATTTCGCATCTTGGCTCTTGAAGCGAAATTTCCCGTGTGTAAACTCCTATTAGATAATCAATTGCAAGGGGAGATTTTTCACCAACAGCTGGAAATAAATCACATCCAAATTCGGGCATGAAAGGGACAGAACCCTTTTGAGTTGATGCAATGGTTTTAACACATTGTTTAACATCTTCTTTGTCCGAAACGGTTTCAGTGAGCGAATTTCTTTTGTGTTGATAACTTTCCATATTCCTATTATTTAATTTTCAAAATTTTATTTCATATAAGGAACTTATTAAGTTTCTATTAAACTGTGGCTGTTGGAGCTCCTGTATTAGAGCCGTTGTTTCCATTTGTATGAGCGTGGCTATTTGAATGCTGCCGCACTGAATCAAGCGTGCCTCTTGAATCCTGCACTTCGCCGCCTGCTATAATGTTTTTACTTACATAAAGGTTTTCAACTTCTAAGTTAAAGCTTTTAGACCCCTCTGTGTGAGAAAAAGAAGAGCCGTCAGCAAACTGAATGAAATCATCCCCCAAATCTTCAGGCGGCAAATCTTCATCATTGTAAATGCCGCCCAAAATGACCCCTTCGCATAAATCATCCGTTAAGACAACAGCAACAAGCTGTCCCATTTCAGGCATCATTTTTGATTTTTTGGTTACGGTAAATTTTTGCGGCACCTTAAGCCACAAGTCTTCTAATCCCCAGGCTTCAAAATGAACCTTTGCTTCCAAGCCTTTTATCTCTTTTACTGTGCCGAATTCAAGCATTTTGAAATCTCTCCTTCCTGACTTAATTTTGCTGATTCATCAATTTTTAAAGTATGTGATTTAATGTGGTATTTGCCCTCATGTTTGCCAATTCCCGTTAAATCAAAATTTACGCCCGCCATAAAAAGTTTATTGGGTCTTGACGGTTGAATTCTGCCGGTAACCTCTCTTGAAGAATTTTTAAGGGCAGATTGTGCCACAATTTTTGCTTCCGATAATGAAGAACACCTTTTGTAAACGGTTAAAGTGTCTGTTATTTCAGTATTTCCAACTGCTGTGTATGTTTTAACTGTTTTAGATTTTAAATCCAGGTATTGCACTTTTGCTTTGCCGTAAATCTTTGTTACAGTATCATTCAGGCTAAGACTTTCAATATCCGAAGATTTTGAAAGGGTAAATAAAGCCTCTCCTGATTCTAAATCTGAAAGCAAAGTAAAGGTTAAATAACCATCTTTAATATTAAAAATATACCCGTAAAGCTTTGATATACGTTTCAAAAAAGCAATATCCGATTCATTTTTTTGAACAATTACACCTATTTTTACATTTCCAGTGTTGCCCAAAACCTTAAACCCGTACTGTTTTCCTATTATTTCAGCAATTTTGTTTAAGGTATATCCGCTCCAATTTTTTATTTTTTGCGTTCGAACAGAAAAGTTTGTTGAGGTTGCAAGTGCTTTGATTTCAATAGTGTCGCCCGATAAACCCCAGTTAAAACTATTTTCATCAATTGTAAAAGCTCCGGGTTCAAAAACATCTTCACCGTATTGAATTGTAACACTTAATTTGTCACCTTTATTTGGATACCAAAGGTCTGAAAAATATCCGTCATTGTTGTTTAAAGTGAGCGTAAGTTCATCTGATTGTTCATCTTCAAATTCATTAAAGGTTAATTCCCTTAAATACTTTGAAAAATCCTTACTTGCATCTTTTCCGTTACAAAGAAGCGTTACAACAGGCTTTCGTGTTTTATTTGTTGAATTTACTGTTTCCATACAGGAAGCCTCGTTTTATCATTATTTGCTTTCATTTCAGGAACAGGGATTTTTAAAGTTATACCTTCAGGTAAAACAGGGCTTACTTTAACGTGCGGGTTTGCCTCAATTATGGGTAAAATATTATAAGTAGAGCCGAATTTATAAGCTATTGTGTCCCATCTTTCATTTTGCCCGGTTGTGTATAAAATATAAGACATGATTTTAGAACCCTCCTCGCAATGAGCCATCAAGCATTAATTCAGGGATTGCTCTGATGCTTTGAGCTACATTTAAAGCTTCAGCAGGGCTTAAGTTATCATTATTTTTAACAGCATCTGCATAAGCGCCCACCGTATTATATAAATCCCCGACATTAACTCCGGTTAAATCTGTCGCAACAGAGTTTGAAACTGTTCTTACAAGCTCTTTGCCCATATCTGTTAAAGATGTATTTAAAAGAGCAGTATTAACATTTTCTTTAAACGATTCCACAGCCGAAACCCTTACTTTTGCGGCAAGTTCTTTAATTTTGGGGTGTTTTTCACTCACCGCCTTTGTTTCATCAATCATAGAGCCTTTGCCTTCGGCTTTAAAATCAGGGTCGGGCGGCACTTCAAGCAGATTAAAATTAACCTCTGCATAAATAATCGTGCCTTTAAGAGCTTTGGTTAAAGTTTTCTCAACAGAATTTATTACAAACTGCCCCATATATTGTTTTTGGTATACCCAGTCGATTTTATCCCCATTTAAGGCGCATTTTTTAATTGTTTCAATTACTTTTTTAGGGTTACAAAAAGAAAAATGCAAAGGCAGAAAAACAGCATATTCGAGCAAATTTTCATTACCCCTTTGAAGAGCTGGCTTTGAATTTATACAGGGCATTTGATTATAGGTATATTCTTTTTTAGTTGACGGAGCTTCAATCATATTAAGGATTTTAAGCATATTCCATTTTTCAAACATTAGTAAACCCTTGCCTCTCTGCGTCTTAAGATATCAAGTATAATTTTTACAAGCTCATCCTTATATTTATATAGAAGTGCCAGGAACTCTTGTTTTGATGAGTTTGAAACATTGCTTCCCCAATGGATTGTGGGGTGAAAATCGATTTTGATGCTTTCGCTTGAATTATTGTTTATATTGCCTCTTCTCCAGCGGTTAGCTTCAGGCGCCGTTAAGACAGATTCACCTTTGTGAAGTTCCGCCTTGTATCCGTCAAACGGCACATAATCAAGGCCGTTAGCGTGGCTTCCGTCCACTTGTGATGCTCTGTCTTTTTTGATGTTTTTATTAATCTCTTCCGCTTTTTTGCTTTGTTCATCACCCCATTCTTTGAGTTTTCCGCCAATGCCTCTTAATCCGCCTGCTTTATTAATTAATTTACCAATCCATCCCCATAAAGTTTGAATGGCCTTAACTGCAAGGCCTATAGGGGTTGTCCAGGCTAAAATTTTAGCAGCAAACAAAACAGCAGGTTTTATAAAGTTCCAAACGGCACCGGCGCCGGTTAAAAAGCCCTGCCATAAGACAGCAAGCCAAGCTCCGCCGGCTTTAACAACTGCCCACGTTCCCTGGCAAATATTTCTAAAGCCTTCAAATTTTTTATAACAATAAATAGTGCCCGCAGCAAGCAAGGCTATTCCTGCAACAACACCCATAATGGGCAATAGCGCAGGGTTTGCCCAGGTTACAATAGAAAAGCCGCGCATAACCTTTCTAAGTAAAATTACATTTCTTATAATGCCACCAACAGCCATTAATGCTGTGCCGCCAAAAAGACTTACAACACCAATTCCAGCTGCCGCAATTGAAACAAAACTTGTAAGCCCTGGTGGCATTTTGTCAATAATGCTAGATACTGTTTGGAATGTACTGCCTGCGGCCTTTATGACAGGCAAAAGTGCTGTACCAAATTTAATACTTAAAGCCTGGGCATTATTTTTCATAATCGCCATTTGATTATTAAGCCCGTCAGTTTGTTTTCTGTAGGCTTCTGATAGTGAATCTCCGCCATTTCTCATATCATTTAGGGTCTGAAGATAGGTTGCATTATTTGCCCCTGTTAAAGAAAGAATAGCATTATATCCCTCAACGGAACCGACCAGCTGAATCAATTTTGATTGGTTGCCATTAACACCTTTGTAGATTTTATCAAAGGCGTTTACAACCCCACCAGATTTTTGAATTAAATCAGGAAAATTTTTAGCACCAAGCTTTGTAAATATTTCCATCTGTTCTTTTGAGCCACGGGACAAACCTGCAATGGCAGCCTTCATTTGTGTGTGGGCAATATTTGCTTTTAGGCCGGATGTTGTCATTGCAGCAACAGAGGCTGAATATTCGTCTAATTGAATGCCGGCAGCGGCGACAACACCTGCAACCGAACCAAAACCTTGGGCAAATTCTGAAATATTAGTTTTCCCATACTTTACAACCTTAAAGAACATATCGTAAATACCGTCTGCTTCTTTGCCTTTAAGATTAAAGGCATTTATAGCAGATGTTGCAATGTCAACGGCTTCCGCTGTGGTTGAAAGCCCCGCAACAGAAAGTTTCTCTGAACCCGCTAAAACCCTAAACTGCTCATCTGCGGATATGCCGGCAGAACGTATGGAATAAAGCCCGTCGGTTAAATCTGATATGGCTTTTGGAGAATTTTTACCAATCCTTAAAACCTCATCCCCCATTGCCTTTAGGCTTTCAGTGTCAGTATCAATCAGGGTTGAAACATTGTTCATTCCTGCTTCAAAATCGCCCGCAATTTTAGCATTTAATCCTGATGCTGCAACAAGAGCCCCACCAAAAACTGCTGCTTTCTGTCCTGCTTTATCAAATTTGTTTGCTGTTTCTTCAAGACGTTTATTGGTTTTTTCAAAGGCATCATCAGATTGTGCGCACGCTGATTTTACGACACTACTCATTGTGTCAAATGCTTTTAGATAAAGATTTACTTTCATATCAGCGGGCATATTAATCCTTTGCTAAAAATAAAGGGGCAAAAGCCCCTAATATCAAGGAAAATTTATGAGATTAAATTGCGCGAACCGGTGTTCCGTGAGGCGGTGCGTGCGGGTTGCGATGAGCAAGCCGCAAAGCACTACGCCAGTGAACACTACGGCTTATGTTTTTCAGGTTCCAGGTTAAGTTTTTTCCATAAAGAATGAGCTTCATTGAACCAAAAAATGATTTCATCAAATGTCATTTCATAGACTTCTTTTTTGGAGAAATGAAGGAAGTGGGCTATAAAAGCCATCATTTCAACATCCGGGATTATTGTCCCGGTTTGGCGTTTCCCCAAGCTTCTTCAAGGGTTATAATGTCATGTGCATTAAAATTTAAAATTTCAGGTGCCGGCATTTTTTCACCGTCAAATGTGGCAATTTCAGCTAGTATATAAATTACGGTTGCCATACCGCCTGAAGCTTGTCTTGCTTTCATCAGACAATGACCGTTGCCCTTTGTTGGGTCAAATTCTACTTTAACACCGTTTGAAAGTGTTAATTTTACCAAGTTTTCAGTTTGTGCTTTTGTCATTTTTTATTCTCCGTATTACTGTAATGCTAGGTCTTTTCTTACCTTTGCAAGCAAGTCAACCCCGTTTATCCTGTATATTTGATTAATGTTATCAATCACATATTTTTCTTTGTTATTAATATAGAGTTTTGCAGCTGAAACATTAAAATCTATAGGGTAATCAAGATTTTTTTGTTGTTCTAGTTCGCCTAAAAGACTGAATTTTTTGCTTGAAGCCCTTATGATAAGTTTTGCCTGTTCTGACCCTACAAGGCTTTCATTTGAATATTCTTCAAGCGCACCATAAATTGTAAAATTAAGCCATCCAAAGGGGTTTGAGATTGCATTAAAAACATCCTTATCAAAGCCCTGAATATTAATGTTGCTGGTCATTGACTTAAAAGCTGTGTTTACATCATAACTACCAAAACCATGAGTTATTGTAGCGGTTTCCATTTCAATATCGGGCGCTGTTACTTTGTTTGCGATACCAAATAAAGATTTTCCAAGATATATATTTGATTTTGTAAGTACTGTTACCATTGTTTAAATCCTTCCTTTTGCCCTGACTATTTAGCCAACAAGGCTTTTTGTAATGATTTTTATATCCAAATGCGGCAGGTTTGTAATGCGCTCGGCACACCCAACCGGGCAATAATCCCAAGGCAGGTATAAATGCCCGTCCGAAATATTTTCAGCTGTATTTAATGTGTCATCAAAATATGCTTCACCGCCATAAATTAAAGGGTCATCTCCGCTTGCCCAGGCTGCAAATTTATCATTAATTTTGGCTATAATATCATCAATGAAGCCGCGGGTGATTTTTTCTGCAACGCAGACAAACTGTGAATCCTGAATACTTTTGATGATAAAATCGGTTGTTCTTGTGACATGCTCAAAGGTTTTTATACCTGATTTTGAAGGAAAGCTTGAATTCCTTGCGCCCCAGAAATAGTAAACACCTTTATAGTTAATAACCGTTGCAATACCAAGGGCGTTAATACGATTTGAATCCGTTGCGGGGTCATCAAGCATAAAGGAAATAGGAAATTCCATACCCTTTGCGATTGAAATCGGGGTGTTACTTATTGATTTAGCGCAATTTCTCTCACGGTCGAGTTTTACCCTTAAACCTGCTGCAACAGGGCTTAACGGTTTTAAAGTTGTTACATTTTCATATTGATTATATCTATCCATCCAAGGTCCGGATAACATAGAACGCCTTGACGATGTAGTCAAGTCAATATCTTCAACCGGCTTAAAACGTGCCTTTTCCATCAAATTAACGTTTGTACCCTTGGGCACATCCACATAAGAAAAAGCCCGAAGCCTTTCAGATATTGTTTCAATGGCGGTTCTGACGTTTTTGGATGAAAAACCGGGGGCAATAATTATGCCGGGAACCACACCGTATTCTGCTACAATATCCCAAATAGCCTGAATGCCTGTTCTAACGTTGTTAGCATCGGTCGAACCTATAATATCGGTATCTGTCACCTTTGTAAAATCAACATATTTATAACTTGCAGTTACATTTGTTTGGTCATCTTCAAGCGCGCCGCCTTCTAAAATTGTGATTTTACCTGTTTTTGCGTCAAATTCGTAATCTTTACCCAATTCAAGCTTATCTTCACCTTGCTTTAATACGAGATTTTGCACCCCGGTTTCAGACAAAATGCAAATGTCGTCCGTGAATGTTATTGATTTATCAACAGATGCTGTATGCTTGTCATTGTCAAAAACGTTTATGCAATAAATATTCGCACCGCCTGATAAATCAAGAATGGTTTGAACCGCTTCAGGGATTGTAAAGCCTTCAATATTATTTCCAATATCACCGGTGTAATTGTAATTTACGATTTTTGTAACTTTTCTAGCCGCGTGAGCCGGTGTTTTAGGGGCTTCCGATGTGGAAGAACCGTAAGCACTACGGCTTTGGTTTTCAATTTCGTATGTAGGCATTGTACCGATAACTGCAACGCTTGATATGTCGGCATCCTGAATGGTAAAATTATTACTTTCCACTTCTTTTGATTCAACACCGTGTAAAAAATCTGTCATTTTATACTGCCTTTCTAGGAAATAACACATCTAAATCATCTTCAGATATGCTTAAATTTTTATTTTCATCGACCACTGGCAGATTCACACATACACTGAGTGAATACCAAAGGTCGCCATTGATTTCATCTTCAAAAACAAGCTTTTTTAGCATCAATCTTTTGTTTAAGATATCAAGCCCGTTTAAAGTCTTTACTAATTTTTTAAGAAACTCATAGGCTTCTCTGTGGTTTTGAAGATACCTTGCCGAGAAAAATACCGTGAAATTATAATCAGTATTGCAATTTACAGCCGTTAGGGTGTTTTGAACCTGAAAAACCATATTTTCAAAACGGGTTAAGAAACATCCGGTGGGTGATGTATTGTGAAATTCTTCAAAATTTACAGGAAAAGGCAAAACATCAAATTCCGGGAATTTCTCTTCCAAAGTTTGGGATATTCTGTTTTCAACTGTATCTATCAAAGTCTAAAGCCTTTCATAACGTCGTCTGAAAATATTTTTGAATTGGCGCCCTTGTTGGTTAAAATCATTGGTGCGGGTTTTGATACTTCTTTGTCCGGGTGTTCGTGCGGCAAATCCAGTATCATTGTTTCTTTTTGGATGTTTTTTAAAAGATTTATTGCAACATCATAGCTGTCTTTTATATGCTCAGGCAGCTTGCGGGGTCGTCTTGAATAGAGTCTGAATGCCGTAAGGTCAACTGCTATTTGTGTTAAAATCGGCGGTACAAACTTTAAGGGCAGTTTGTATTTATTTCTAAGATATGAATTTATGATTTCATCTGCGTAAGAAATAGCGTTTTCAGCCTGTTTTGTATTGATTTCCTTAACATCCCGGGCAAGAGTCTCATCGTTTGTTAAATTGATAAGCTCTTGCATTGGAATTAAGGATGTGAGATTTTCCAAGGTACAATAAGACACTTAGACTACTCCTTTAAGCAAAGCACCACAGGCCGGACAACATATTAAGTCGATGTAAGATGCATAAGGCCTTATTATTTCGCAGCCTTCTAAGCCTTTATCTTCATCAAAATATGTTCCAACCGTGTAATCTTTATACACGGCACTATATCCGTATGTTATACCGTAATCGGTTGTTGCAAGAGGGTCGATATTTAAAAGTATTATGTCATCTTCCCAACAAGATTTTATAGACGCATTTTGGCCTTTTTTTGCGCCATTCATCTTGCTTTGGCCAATAAAAATGTTTTCAAACAAAAATAATTCTTTTATTGCTTCAAAAGTTATCATTGCGGAAATTTCTGATTCACTTACACCCTTGTTAAGGGTTAAGGATTTTATTACAGATTTATCGCGACGTAATTTAGAAAACGCACGTTCAGAAAGAACCATTGTATTAGCGCCGCCTAAAACCTTTCCTTTGTATTCTTCAATCATATCTACAGCCATAGACTTATCACTGCCTAATTTTTCATCTTTTCCAAGATTGTAAGTGTTGCCCGTCAAATAGTTGTTTACATCCGAAAGTTTTTTGCTGAGGTCAACTTCTCTGGCAGTTTTTAGAGAGTTTACAAGTTGCATTGTCATAATGGCTTTAATATCTGTGCCTTGTTTTGCCGCACTGACTATTTTTGTCTTTGGAATCATATCTTTTAGTGAATGATTTTCAACTGATGAAGTTACTTTCTCTGAACCAAACTCCATCATGTTTGCTTCGCCTTTGTCGCCAATTCTTGTTTCAGGTATAGATGATTTTAGAATATCCTTGTAAACCAAGTGTTTAAAAGACTCCTGAGCTACGGGTACATTAGGGAAAATTTTATCAGCTATAAGCTTTTTATTTGTGTATCCGAGTGCGACACCTGTTAATTCAGGCTCTATTTGAAATTTTTCTTCTCCTGACATTATTTTATTCTCCTATTTAATTATCTATTCCGCTTGGAATTGATGTTTCACTATTGGGGCTTGTTCCGTTAGGGGTTGTTGTGGGTGTTGTATCACCGCCTTCATTTGTGTTTGATGTTTCAAATGTGCGGTTTATGGTAACAATTGCCTGAATAATATCACCGCTAACAGCATCTTGTAGTGCAACTGCGCCGATATTATCTCCGGCATCTGCTTTAATGGCATAACCGTTTTCATCAGATGTTAAAGCGTCGCCTGCACTAAAGGTACCACCCGCCAGAATCAAAGCAATCTCACCCGGCATAAACACATCTGCTATGTCATTTTCAGTAGTGTTAGTGCTGTCTGTAACCCCTATGATGTTATCCGTTGCAACACTTGCGGCTTTAATAGATTTTTCATCGTTAAATTTAACAAAGCTATATGCTGGTATTGCACTGGAAGCTTGATAGCTTTTTATCGTCATCTATTTATTCCCTTTCTTTAATTCCGCCAAAGCTTGAGCTGAATTGAGCTCTATACCTGTTTTTTCAAAGTATTCTTTTTGTATTTTTTTAATGTTAGTTGCAACATCTTCAGCATCGCTGAAATTGATGGCATCATCGTCGTTGTCTTTAAAATCACGCCTGTTTGTATCTTTAAAATCAAGCTGTTTAATTGAACCTACAAGCCTTTTAAAACTTCCTTTGGCATCTATTTTTTCGCCATTTCCGCCATCATCGAACTCAAAACCTGAGTCGTTGACTGCGGTCAAGATGTTTATTACATCGCTTCTTTGTGCAGGAAGAATGCGACCTTCTGCTATCATTGTGTCCGTCCAGTCTGCAAAATCCTTTCTGTCCGCTTCATCTTCTTTAGCTTTTAATTCTGCCGTTTTTGTTTCAAGCTCTGTATTTTTAGTCTGTAGCTCAGCTTCAAGCTCGGCAATTCTGTCATTTTTTGTCTGAAGCTCTTCTTTTAGTTTGTCTTCATTACCCATAGAAAAATCCTTTTCTTCGTTATTTTCGTTATCTTCAAAATCTTCAAAATTAAAAATTGAATCATTCTCTTCATCAAAATCAGAGAAGCAAAATTGTTCTAACCCTTTAATTGCAGGAGTCCCCCCGCCCAAAAAAGCTAAATGCCTTATAATACCATCCTTGGTAAAGCTTAATGAACGGGTTTTAAACAGCCCCTTTTTATCTGCCTCAATAAATTCCGGCTGCACATTTTTAAATGTGGAGTATAGACTGTATCCTGCCTTGTTGTTTGGTGCAATTTTTAGTTGGTCAAACCATCCGTAGGCTGGTGAATTTGTTTGCGGGTGTCCGCAGCAAATAGGAACCTGGTTGTGCACGTTTTCATACTTTGTTTTCATAAGCTCAAGGTCTAAAAGTGTACAATTAAAAGGTCTGCCTTTTGAATCCTTATGTTGACCTGTTCTAAAAATTTCACACCACTTTGCCATTAGTTCATACTTTGCCTTTCGTTACATAAATACTTGGTAAGACTGTGTCAAATTGTTTTATGGTTCTAACATACCCTTTTTGAAAATCTCTTTCATATAAGAAGCTTAGAAAGTTACTAAATAAATTACTTATATGTAATTAATTATGCGATTTGGTATGTTGCTTGTAACACTAGAAAGGAAAACTTATGCCTGAATGGTTTATTGAAATCTTAAAATTTGCAGGAATAGGCGCTTTTATGTTTTTTACTTTTTACATTTACCATAAATCAAGCGCCGAAATGTTCAAAAGCATTAGCACTGCAAATGCCGAAATGCTTAAAGGTAATAATGACAATATGTTCAAACTTTTGGATAAAGTTATCGAACAAAATATTTTACAACTTACATATTTACAAAAAATTGATACCAAAGTTTCAAATAATTTGTGGTGTCCAATGGTTAAAAAAATGAGTCACGATGAAAAGCAGGGGAGTATTATTGAATGAATCCGGCGATTATGCAATTAAAAATCACGAAAACAGAACAGGAAAAGAAGCTAAAGGACTTGGAACTTAAGCTTATTATGCGCTTAAATGATATCTCAAGCCGGGTTATTCCGTATTTTGAACAAATTGAAGATATAAAAGCGGCAGAAATCAGACAGCTTGGATGTGAGATTTTAGAAATCTATAATGAAGCTCTTGAATGTAAAAAGAAGCTTAAACAGGTTAAAGAAGCGCTTGGAGAATAGCTATGACAAAAAAGCCCGAATATGAACCTATAGCAGCGCAATATTTTGTTGAAATGCAAATGACGGTAAGTCAGATTGCAAAAAGGCTTGATGTGTCTGAAAAGACCATTCACAATTGGAAAAAAGCAGGCGGCTGGGAAGAAAAACGCAAGCGCTATTTAAAAAGTCAGTATTCCACAAACCAAACGCTTTATGAACTTTTAGGGGCGATTTCCAAAAAAGCACTTGATGACTTTAGGAATGAAGGAATAATTCCTGACCAAAAGACCTGCTATTTTATTATGGCGATGACCGATAAAATAGCCAAATTAAAACAATATGAAAAACAGGAAGCAGCCGAAAGAATTGAAGAATTGACCTCACAAACCGGGGAACAACAACCCGAAACGCAAAAAACTGATACCCAAGAAATGGTTAAGAAATTCTTTGATGCTGTAATTGGGGGATAGATGGGAATTGAATTAGCATCAAGCTTTAATTTATTTTTACCCTATCAAAAAAGGTGGTTGCTTGATACCGCCCGTTTTAAACTATCTGAAAAATCCCGCCGTACGGGTTTTACTTGGGTACAAGCATTTGAAGATGTAAAAGATGCAAATACACTTTTGGTTCGCGGGAAACCTGTTGATACTTGGTTTTCATCGGCTAACGCTTCGGCTGCAGTGGAATATATTTTGTATTGCGAAGGTTGGGCAAAAGCTGTTAATGCAAGTTTTGAACCGCTTGGTGAAATTATTATTGATGAAGATAAAGATATAAAAGCCTTATCAATGCAATTTAAAAATGGTGCGAGAATTAACGCTTTAACGTCCAACCCCAAAGGGTTCCGCTCTAAAGGCGGCAAAGTTGTTCTTGATGAATTTGCATTTCACGAAAACCCGGTTGAATTATGGAAAGCGGCAAAGCCTGTAATAACGTGGGGTTATCCCTTAAGAATAATTTCATCATTAAATGGCACAAACAATTTGTTTTATAAATTTATAGAAAAAATTAGAAAAGGTCAGCTGAAATGGTCTTTGCATAAGGTTGACATCTTTCAAGCCGTAGCCGAAGGGCTTGCAGATAAGATTTTAGACAGAAAATTAACCGAAGAAGAAAGGCAAGCCTGGATTGAAGAAGAAAGGCAAGGCTGCGGTGATGAGGTAACTTGGCAGCAAGAATATTGCTGTGTTGCAGTGGATGAAGGGAGCGCATTTTTACCTTATGAACTTATAAATACCTGTATTGAAGATACATTATTTGAAGATTTATCAAGCATTACAAATGATTTTTATGTCGGTTATGATGTGGCAAGAAAACGCGACCTCTCCATAATTTCAATTTTTGAAAAATTGGGAAGCGTTTTTTATCTAAGAAAGATTTATGAATTAAAAAATGTCAAATATTCTGACCAAAAAAGCCTTATAAGTTATATTTTAGCAAATCCAAAATGCCGGAGGCTCGCTATAGATAATACAGGGATTGGCAATCAAATGGCTGAAGAATTAAAGGATGAATTCGGCTCCAGGCTGGTTGAACCTGTAACCTTTACATCAAAAGCAAAAGAGGAGATGGCATACAAGCTTTTATATGCTTTTCAAGATAAGAATATCAGAATCCCGGATGATGAATTAATTAAAAATGACCTGCATTCCGTTAAAAGGATTGCAACCGAAGTATCAAACGTTATAAGGTTTGATGTGTCAAGGTCTGAAACAGACGGGCACGCTGATAGATTTTGGAGCTTTGCACTTGCTGTTTATGCGGGCACAAATGCGCCGTATCAAAAACCGATTATATTGTCCGCCAAACCTAATATTTACAAGGGTTTAAACGGTGAATTAAATTTAAACGGGCTAGATGGCCTTTTAAGAGGGTTTAATTAATTTATCAATAATTTGTATATAAAAGATATTTAATGGGGCTTTTAAAAAGCGTTAAAAAGAAATTAAAGCGGATTTTGCGAAGGGCGAAGCAAAGCGATGACCCGCGGGAGCGAAAACAAAAATGAACGCCAGTGAAACGAAGTGAATGACTTGTTTGAGTGAAGCAAAATACAAGATAAAGGATTTAAGCAATGTTTTTTAATAAAATAAAAAATAAATTTATAAAAAAAGCGCAAGCCGGTGCTGATTTAGGAAAACGAGGAGTTTTCCTAAAAGGCCCTACGACAGTGCCAAACCCGGATGTTGTTTTAAAAAATGCCGGAAAACGTCTGAGTGTTTTAAGAACTTTGACCAATCATTATCAGGTAGGCACCTGTATTGATTCAAGAAAAGCAGGAACTTTATCTAATAAATGGGAGCTAAGGGAAAATAATTGCAACAAAGCCCATTTTGATTTTTATGATGAAATTTTCAAAACTATTGATATCTACAAATTAATTGAGGATATTTTAGATGCACCTTTATATGGGCATAATCCTATTGAAATTTCTTATGAAAAAGATGGCAGCTATATTATTCCTGTTAAATTAACTTCAAAGCCGCAGGAGTGGTTTCATTTTAATTCAGACGGTGAATTCTTTTTCAAAGATAAAAATATGGATGGGAAACGTCTTATTGATTTTGAAAACGGACTTAAATTTCTTTTGCCCCGTCATAAAGCTACATTTCAAAATCCCCACGGACAGGCAATTTTAAGCCGTTGTTTTTGGAATGTGGCGTTTATAAATGGCGGTATGGAATTTTTGGTTAAATTTGCAGAACACTTTGGTATGCCGTGGATTTTCGGGCGTTATCAAAGACAACTTTCAGAACCAGAGCAAAAAGATTTTCTTTATAAGCTAATGCAGATGGCACAAAATGCAATAGGTATAATTCCTGATGATTCAAGGGTTGAAATTGTGCCAACAGGTTCAACAGGTTCATCAGATATTCACCTCTCACTTGTTAATAAGTGCGAAGCCAATATTGCAAAATCTATTTTAGGTCAAACTTTAAGCACGGAATCCGGGCAAAACGGTTCTTATGCTTTAGGCAAAGCACACATGGGTGTAAGGGATGATATTATAAATGCTGATATGCGTCTTGTTGAAAAAACTGTCAACCATTTTATTAAAATTATAAATTCTATCAATTTTAATGATGATGAAGTGCCTGAATTTGCCTTTGTTGAGGATGAAGACCTTGGCATTCAAAAAGCCGAAAGAGATATTAAGGTTTCATCTTTAGGTGTTGAGTTTTCTGAAGAATATATTTTAAAAACTTACGGTTATCAAAAAGGTGATATTAAAATTGTACCGAAGCAAACAAACCTGTCGGGGATAAATTTCAGTGATGCCGAAGATGAAGATAACTCAGCGCATAAAGCGCCTGAAAGCAAAGATTTTTTTAGTGCCGAAAATCTTGAGAAACAAATAACACCCGCCTTAAATCCTATTATTGAATTTTTTGAAAAAAACAAAAATGCTGAAGAAGCTCTTGAAAAACTTGCCGAAGTTTACCCGGATTTAAACACGGAAGAGCTTGAAGAAATGCTTACTAAAGTCATTTTTATTTCAGAGCTTAAAGGCAGACTTGACATCCAGGAACACCGCAAAAGGATGGATGAAAGGTTCAAAGATGGTAATTAAAGAAAAAGAACTTGAAGCCGCTTTTTAT